GATCAACTATGCCACCATATTTATACGGAACAATTTTGTTCTTAGCAAATACATTTCCTTTTTCGCTTTTAGTTAATTTATCGAAAAATGGTATTCCACTTACCATGTTTAGCAACGCGGCTCTAACTGCTATTCTTGTTAGATCTGCAATTATTGACCTTGCAAGATCTTTAAAATTTAATTTACCTGTAAGAACAAACTTAACTAATGCATCTTCCATACCTTTAAATGCATTAGTAACAACATCTTGAGTTTGTTTTCCAAAATCTTTTATAGTTTCAAAATAAGCTTGCGCTCCTTTTTGTAAGTCATTTAATGTATCATCTTCTTCTCCTTCTTCCCCTTGAGGTTTGACAGGTACTAATCCACTTTTTAATGATAATTTAGCTTGTTCAATTTTTGGTAATAAATCTGCAAGTAACGCCTCAGCAGCTTTTAACTCATTTTTTAAAGTGCCTTTTGATATTGGAAAATCAAAAATTCCTGTTTCTGGAATAAGTTTTTTGATTCCTTCAATTCTTTTAATTAAATTTTCACGCTCTATTAAAAGATCGCGTAACCTTTCCTCCCTAAACTGATCACCAAGCTTATAAAATTTCATAATTGCTTCTGTTGCATCGTTTATAGGTTTAATAATTTTTATGGTAAAAGTATTTTGAAATTCTGCTCCAATAGGTTGTAATAACTGTCCAATATTATCTTTTAGAACACTTAATGCAGTTTGTAGTCTATCTCCAGCAGCAGCAGGGCTATCAGCTAAGATTTTTGCATTATCTCCATATTTTTTAAATAAAGTTTCTGTAAAACCCATAAAGTCTTCTAAAGTTACTTTTCCTTGTTCTAGAGCTTTGTCTAATTGCGCTGGGGTCATGTTCATTGAATCAGCAAACAAAGTAAACGCACCAGGCAGTCTTTCTCCAAGTTGCTGCCTCAGCTCTTCGGCTGATACTTTGCCTTTTGAAAACACCTGACTTACTGCTCGCATCGCTGATTTCATATCCTCTAGCGATCCACCAGTACCTCTAATACCAGATGCTATTGCAAGAAATGATTTTTTTGCATCTTCAACCGACATTCCAGCACCTATAACAGATGCTGTTAATGAAGTAAATTGTCTTGTAATAATTTCTTGAGGTATTGCTAGTTCTTGTGAGGTTTTAGCAAGAAACTTTTGTGCATCTTGATACTTATCAAAATCACCAATAACAAGTCTTAAAGCTTTTCTTTGTAAATTTAGTTCCGCAGAAAATGATGCTATTTCACCTAAACTTTCTCTTGCCATTTTAGTGTAAGCACCAATAGTACCACCAACTATAGCGCCAGGTACACCTCCAGTAGCAAATCCAATACCAGCACCTAAAAGACCTTCTGCACCACCAAAAATACCAGCAGTAGCAACTGTACCAAAACCTGCTACCATACCCTTTAATTTACCTTTTAATCCTATAGCTCCGGTTCCAGCCTTTTTCATTTGTAAATCTAATTTTGCAATATCAGCTGTTAGTTGTTTAAATTCAATGCTTGTTACATCTGCCATATTACGCAAGCCGTTCAAAGCATTTCTTTGTGCTTGCATAGCATTAATACTATTTCTTTGTCCAGCACCTAGTCGGTCAAACTCTCTTCTTACTTGTAAAATTGAGTTTTTTGATAAACTTTGAAAATCTCTATTTAAACGTCTTGTCTCACCACCAAGCCTTTTAAAGGCTTTATTAACCTCGGTATCACCTTTAGATAAAAACTCAATATTAATTCTTGAAGTAGAAGCAGCCATATTATTTACTTTCCTTATTTAGTTCTCTCAAAGCAGTAGCTTCCATAATTTGAAGTTCTTCTAGAATTTTACGCCTATCTACTATATTGTAAAGGTCAAACATACCACCTTGCATTAAAAGTACTTCATATCTTAATCCTACAAAACCACCAAACGATGTACTCCATTGTGTCTGCATATTACAAAAAATCATAACAGCTTCCCAATTATCAGGTATTACCTCAAAATCTTTTCGTTCTTCTTTTGGTTTTTCTTTTGGCAGTTCTATACCAAGTGCTTTTGCATCTTCTTGAGTATTATCGATTTCTTCTTTTCCAGATCCAAGCCAATAAAGAACTGCCTCTTTTAGTTTTTTACTTTTTCATCCATTAAAGATTTAGTGTAAGCATCTGAAACGGCTCTTAACCAATAAGCATCCTCCATCATATCTTTTAAATTTTGGTTATTGAAGGGGATGTCATCACCATTTTCTTCCTTCATATTTTCCCATCCGTGTAACATCATTTTTAGCAATTCAAATTCTGATTTATTATCTGCTGCATTTTGGTATTCACTTACTTTTAATCTTTTAAAAATAGCGATGAATTCATTTTCTTCATATACACCAGCATCAGTTTCGCTAGGCTCTCGAACAAGAACAGGCCATTTGAATGTTTTGTTCTTTTTTCTTACAAAAGTCATAAAGTGTAGAAATAAATATACTTCTACACTTTAGCTTAAGAGTCAATATTTAGTAACTATTTATGTGTAGACGATTGATACCTCGTCATTTGCTGTTGAAGGAACAAGTGTATATGGTATGTCTAACATTTGTATTCCATCCATATCTGAATACGCAACATCGCCAATATCAGCCTTAGTTGATGTTACTTGAACCTTGTTTCCAGCAGTAGTTCCGTGTAAGAAAGTAAGGTTACCTGTAGTTTCTGCGATAGCAGCAGCAAAATAGTCTTTAGTACCAAGTGCCATTGCTTCTATCTGTACTGTACCTGAGATGTTTCTATTTGTTATTAGTGTTTCTTTTGTGCCACCAACAAGCTCTCGATAAACTAATTCATTACCTACATCTAAAGATATGCTTTGTAAAGCAGCACTATGAGATAAAAGCTGGAAACCAGTTGTATTACCATTTTTAAATACTAATGGAGTAGCTTGATTTCCATATGTAGTATTAGGCAATGCTGTATCAGTTGGGGCATTGTATATCCCAGTAAAAGTAAAATCTATTGTAGGAATTTCGCCAACAGATCCATTAATTGTAAAACTTCCTCGACAACCAGTAACAATATGCCTTACACCATCTGTATTGTAGTGAATAGTAACAGATGAAAAATTAGCTGAGATAGGTTCATAAGTAACGCTGGTGTTACTTGCAATAGTCTCTGAAAACCCACAAGCTTTAAGCGCACTTCCATATCTTGGAGCAGTACCCGCAGTACCTGACCCAGCAAGTTCAACGCTGAAAGTCACCTCAACCCTTGTGTTTGCAAGAAGCTGCTGAAAAGCACCTAAAAATGGTCTTACAACATCTCTGCTTACAACATCACTTGATTGTGGTGTGATTGACAGATCTCTTACAAGAACAACATCTGTTGCTGCTGGAGTTGGATCTGTTCCATAGCTGCTCTCAGCTTCAATTAGAATTACTCTCTTCCTTGTCAGTTGTGCCATCTGTAGTTACCTCAGTAGGGGGTTCAGCTTGTTTAGTTTGTTGAACTAGCTTACGTTTGCCAGTTTTAGGGTTCAGAATGTAAGTTCCACCCTCGTTTGGGATTTCATACTCCATAATAAACAATCAGGGTTGTTAGGCTTTAAGTTACAACAAAATTATGTAGTCAAACTATTATATAAAGTTCGATATTCAATATCGAACTCACAAGATACAACACCTGCTGGCTCATCTGCTTCTAATATTTCAAAAGAAGTGGTAGATGGTCTTATATCAATAGTAAGACCGCCGACAGTAGGATCTGTGAGAATTTTTGTATGTAAACTTTCAATTGTCGGATCAGCAACATTATCAGGTACTGCACCTCTAACGATTACAGAAATACGGATTCTAAATTCCCATGTAATTGAGTTATTAAAACTAGTTGTATCCTGTGGTGTATCACTTATTGGCTCAAGAACAATTGCTGGTGTTTCTGCCTTAGCAAAAGCTTCTGGTCTAGATCTATAAATTCTAGTACCAACCCCTACAGTATTTGCAAGGTTTGTTTTTAAGGCGGCTAAAATTCGTTCTCTTTTTGTAGCCATGTTATACCTTCATTAGAAAGACAATACACAATGTGCCATCGTCAATTTTTTTTACATTACGAACTTTATAATTAACAGAATTAACTGTTACTGTTGCGTCAAAAACTAAAGCACCTAAATCACTTGTTTTAGCTGTTAGTTGATAATCTGTTGTTACTACAAGACCATCGGCAATCATCTCATCAGGTTGATCTAATATGCCTTGATAGGTTGTAGAGTTATATACAACAGTATCTTTAAAGTCAGCAAAAAAAGTGTCTATGTCCTCAGTAAAAGCCATAATGAAAAGCCCTCAGTAGGAGGGCTATATTTTTATCCGTACTTTTTAAGACCAACTAAGTTGATACTAAAAGTAAATGTGGGGGATGACCCACCGATTGTTTGAACAATCTTGATGTAACGCTTGCACTCATCTTTATTGATTGCAAGTGTTTGCATTGAAGCAGATCCTGTTACCTGAGTAAAAGTAGCACCAGATAAATCTGTATATGTACCACCCGAAGCATCAGAATTAGTAATTTTAATATCTAATGTTGGAGAAGAACCGCCACCAGCAGCACTATCCAAAATTAACATTACATCTCCATCATATTCGAGAAGATCTATTGCGCTGGATGTAGCTGTGCTTGTTACAGCAGCAGTAGCAACACCCGCAACAACAGTTAGTTTTTCTAAGTTCTGTTGAATAACAGACATTTTAAGATTCCTCCTGAGTAGAAATAAACTCTTCTAATTTTGCAATTAGATCAGTTTTGTTTTGTCTTCTATCGAGTTCAATTCCAAGCTTCCTACCATAAGTTTCAATCTGTGATTTTGTCATTTCAGAAAAATCAACTTCGTCACTATCGGAAGACTCTGGCTCGACAACTGGCTTTGTACTGGGAATAGGTGTTTTACAAGCTTCAACATAAAGTTCAGCCTTCTCTACAGCTATCAAATACTGACCAGTTTGCTGTTCAACATCAACGATAGTGCCGACACTCGTAGGAGTGCCAGCTATCATTGTTGCTCTTAGCAATTTAACCTTCATACTATGTGCCGAAACTAAATGCAGTTGGCTGTTTAACCGCAAAATCAACATCCTGTAACGCTATTATTCTTACGCTACCGCTTGTTGCGTTTGCATATGGATCTACTGTTAGATCTAAACCAGACCACATACCGATCACAAACTGTGAGAAGTCTCCGAAGAGTACATCGTTGTTTGCAAGCTGATTAGAAACAACAGCTGGATAGCCGTTAATTTCGTTGTTCTCAAACACGAACTGTCCTGTGTTTGTAGCCTTTTCTGTTGACTTCAAAGCACCTCTAGCAGAAGCGTTGATTAGGTAATACATATTAGCGACATCAGCGTTTGCTGCTGCAACGTCTGTCTCAAGAGCAATATATTCAGCGAATGTACCAAATGTAGTGATTGTTCCTGTACCTACGCCAGTTGTATCTTTGATACCTAATGGCTCGTTAGAACTACCAGATCCATAGATAGCTGCGTTATCTAGCTTAGTAGCAATTACCCTGGCTATATCATCCCTAATCATGGCTTCAACGTCTATAGAAGACTGAAGAAGTAATCTGCGAGAGTAGTCAACAAAAGCACCAATCGTCTTAGGTGTCATATTGACCTGGTCAAACGCCTGTTGGCTCTCAGTTGGAGCGCCAGACTCACCTACGAAATACGCAGTCGATGTAGATGTCATTCTGGGTATT